TCCAAGATAACACTGCTATTAAAGCTCGTGCTAAGGAAGCTTTGGCGGGAGCAGATGAGCATTACAGCATGCTTATCAAAGAAGCCTGGAAAACATTAGAACAGGCAGATGCTCAAGATGCATTACCAGTCAAAACTCAAGCACTTAAATTAATTGCTGATATTGAAGCAAAGCGTATTGATATGCTTAATAAAGCAGGAGTTTTAGAGAATAGTGATTTGACAGATCAGATTCTAGAGTCGGAACGTAAGCAAGAAATTCTTGTAAGTATTTTAAAAGAAGTTACTGCTAATTGTGACCATTGTAAGTGGGAAGTAGCAAAGAGATTATCAGAAGTGACTGGGCAAGTTGAAGCGGTAGTAATTAATTAATGTCAGACTTTAATGTATTTTTAGATGCCTTAAGTGGTGATGAGTTTGATGAAACGCCTGTTCCTATAGAACAGTTTGTAACTGATAGAGCATATCTTGGATTGCCACCATTATCTGAAAATCAATATATAATGATTAAGGCTTCTACACAAATATATAAACAAGATACTTTAATAAGAATTTACGGCGAAGATGAAGGTCGTAAAATATTCAAACAAACATGTAATGAAATTATCATGCAGCTAGGTAAGGGTTCAGGCAAGGACTATACGTCTACGATTGCTTGTGCTTATGTAGTTTATCTACTGTTATGTCTCAAAGATCCCGCTGTATATTTTGGCAAACCGCCAGGGGATGCTATTGATATTATTAATATTGCTATTAATGCTGTTCAAGCTAACCGAGTATTCTTCAAAGGTTTTAATCAAAGAATTGAGAGATCCCCTTGGTTTCAAGGAAGATATATTGCTAAAGCAAATATGGTTGAATTTGATAAAGGAGTAACAGTTCATTCAGGTCACTCAGAATCAGAAGCATGGGAAGGTTATAACGTATTAATTGTTATCCTTGATGAGATTTCAGGCTTTGAATTGGAATCAACATCTGGACACCAGAATGCAAAAACTGCATCATCTATTTATAAAATGTATAAAGGATCTGTTACATCTCGTTTCCCAGATTTTGGAAAGATTATTTTGCTTTCATTTCCACGTTTCAAACTTGATTATATTCAACAGAAATACAATGAAGCGGTGGCAGAGAAAGAAGTAGTTCTCAGACATCATAAGTTCAAGGTAGATCCAGATTTGCCAGATGGTACAACAGGTAATGAATTTGAGATTGAATGGGAAGAAGACCATATCATTTCATATCGTATACCTAAGATATTTGCATTAAAGAGACCTACATGGGAAATCAATCCTACTCGTAAAATTGAAGATTTTACAGAAGCTTTTTATACTGATCCACAAGATGCACTTATGCGTTTTGCATGTATGCCTCCAGATGCAACAGATGCGTTCTTTAAAAATAGAGCAGTCATTGAAAAAGCATTTGCTAATCCTAAATTAAATGTAGATAAGTATGGCAGAATTGATGATACATTTAAGCCTAATCCAGAACGTACTTATTTTATGCACGTTGACTTGGCTCAAAAGCATGACCATTGTGCAGTAGCATTAGCACACGTTGAGGGCTGGGTTACAATGAAGATTGGTGAGAACTATAAGCAAGCAGCACCTAGAGTTGTAGTTGATGCAGTAAGATATTGGACACCTACAGCATCAAAATCAGTTGATTTTACAGAGGTTAAAGATTACATTATCTCCATTAGAGATCGTGAATTTAATCTTAAGATGGTTACATTTGACCGTTGGAATTCACACGATATGATGCAACAGCTTGGTGTACATGGAATTAAAACAGAGATTCTATCTGTAGCAAAGAAGCACTATGAGGATATGTCACTTACATTAACTGAAGAAAGATTGCATGGTCCAAAAATTCAGTTACTTATTGATGAGTTGTTGCAACTTCGTATTGTTAAGGATAAGGTAGACCACCCAAGAAAAGGTTCTAAAGACCTTTCTGACGCAGTTTGCGGAGCAGTCTTTAATGCGATATCATTAACACCGCCAGATGCTGACAGAGAAGTAGAAATCTATAATTACTCTGGAGTGTTCGGTGATGAATTAGAACAATTAAAGCGGGAATCAGATGCAAGATTAAAGAATACTATTAAGTTTCCAGAAAAGAAAGTTATGCCAGCAGATATAAGAGACTTCTTTGATGATGATGATAGTGAATATAAAGATATAGTTGACAACTTCCGTATCCTCTAGTAGAATACACCTATAAGAAAAACAAACAAAGGGAAAACAATGTTAGCAAACGGAACTATTCCAACAATTGAAGATGAGAATGATATTTATATTAGTTTAACTGCATTGTGTGAATATTTTGCACAATCTTCAGCAAATATGAGACAAGAAATTAAACACAGTAATCCAGCGGATAAACGTTATGCAAGTGGATTATATGATATGATGCATACAATTGCACAAGAAACAGTTGAGCTTGGAAAATTTGAAGCACAACGCCGTATGATTGAAAGTCCAGAAGACTTATTGAGAATGATTGACAAACATAATGGCAATAGTGTAGAATAAGATAGTATTCCCCGATAGTTTAGTGGCAAAACCTACGGCTGTTAACCGTAAGATCTTGGATCGTTACCAGGTCGGGGAGCTAAAAATTATTATCCATCTAACAGGGAGAGTATACTATGAATATGACAGCAGAAGCAGTAGAAGATGTAGTAGTTGAAAAAACTTATGTGCTTGGACCACAAGATCGTTGTGATTCTTGTCAAGCAGAAGCATTAGTTTGGGTAAATGGAGTTAATGGTGAATTGTTATTTTGTCGTCATCATTTTAATAAGCATGAAGCAAAACTTCGTGAGTATGCCTATGAAATTGTTGATGAAAGAAGTAAGTTAGAACAAAATAGACTTATAGGGTCTGCAAACTAAAAACAGCCCCCAGTAGCCTAGTTTGGTTTTGGCAGTACTCTTATAAGGTAAAGATCGTTGGTTCAAATCCAACCTGGGGGACTATATGAAATTTGATAATTGTGGAACTAATGCTGGGTACATGAAGCATTATAGAATTAAAGATAATCCTTGTAATGAATGTTTAATTGCACATTCTGAGTACACAGGCTCTTGGGCAAAGAAAAATCCAGAAAAAATGTATTTAAATACAAAGAATTGGCGTAAAAAACATCCTGAGTATACACAAAAAAGATATTCTTCTAATAATTATTTGAATAGCAAAAAATGGAAAGAAAATAATCCAGAAAAACATAGAGAATCTTGTAGAAAAGCAGATAGAAAAAGAAGATCAGTATACTCTGAACCATATACTGAATTGCAGGTGATTAGTTTGTACGGAACAGTCTGTCACATATGTAATAAAGAAATAGATTTTGATGCACCCAGAAAAGTCGGTACAAAGGGTTGGGAAATGGGTTTACATATTGAGCATGTAATTCCGTTATCTAAAGAGGGATCAGATACATTAGAAAATGTTCGTCCATCTCATGGAATCTGTAACTTGCAAAAAGCAAATCATTAATGCTATACTTATATTAAGGCTGTAGACGGCACACTTTAGGATACGGGGATAGTTACGAGTAACCAAGTAACCCGTGAGATGAGTTCTGCGGGAGACTTCTTAGGGCAAGCCATTCACATGTGCATGGAATCCGTCACAGCCCCATTGCCGTAATAACTCATAGGTAGAGTGTCGCACTTGTAATGCGAATGTCGTGGGTTCAAATCCTACTTATGGCTCTAATGATGTATAATAGTCTTATCATGACAGCTGCACACGATCAAAATATGACATTTTCAATTCTGGCACATATTCCAGAACATGATCCACGAGAAAAAGATCCAAACTATAAATATTTCAACGCTGCTAAAAAGAAAATTAAAGCAGCGGGGCTTTGGAAGTGTGCTATTAATGATGATCTTTGTGGTGGACAGATGGAATTACATCATACACATGTTGAATTTTCACAAATCCCAAATGCTGACCCAAAGAAAATACAAGAATATTTTGGTTTACACTTTACAGATGATCAAGAATTTGCTGAGTGGCTGGAATCCCCAGGAAATTTAGAAGTATTATGCACAAATCATCATAGAACACACTATGGTATTCATACTTTGCCACATGCTCTTTGGGAATCCCTCCGATTTAGAAAAAACGGGACTCTTCCAGCAGCAGAAGTAATCACAAAGTCTGATATGAAATCTAGAAAAGTTAGTGATATAATTAATACAGATAATAAAATCCAGGGGGAAATAAAAAATGGCAATAGCAACACAAATAGTAGCAGTTAGTTCTAGCACACCAACATTGGTAAGTATTCCACAAGCAAATGAAGCACCTTATGAAGTTAAGGCTTCTTTTTCAATTCAAAATCTAGACAGTTCAATAACTGTATATCTTGGAGGATCTTCAGTCACATCTTCAAATTTTGGATATCAGCTACTTCCTGGAGCAGATTACACGGGTGATTTTCTACCATCAGATCAGCTTTATGCAATTGCAGCATCTGGAACACCAAATGTTGCAGTATTAGCAGCGGAGGTTTAATATGTCTATTAAAACTAATCATCCTGCAGTTTTATATTACGGTAATTTTTATGATACAACTACACAAACAAATGCAGGATCCACATCAGCCAATCTTGTAACTATCAATACAACTCAAAATTCCAAAGGAATTACAGTAGGATCTCAAGGTAAAATTACCTTTCAAAATGCTGGGGCTTATTTAATTAACTTCTTAGGTCAATTTGCATTTACTGGTGGAGCAAGCAACTATGGAGTAACTGTTTGGTATGCTAAAAATGGAACTATTGTTCCAAATTCATCATATACATTTACCACAACAAGTAGTCAAGGTGCTCAAACTTTGGCAAACTTAGAAGACATTTTCGTTGCAGTACCTGGGGATTATATTCAAATTTATTGGAGTGCACAGGCAACAGGAATGGCTTTAACTCCAACTGCAGCGGGAACAAATCCTACTCGTCCAGCATCACCGAGCTGCAACCTTGTAGTTTATAACGTAGGATAATTATGCCATATCATATTGAACGTGAAGGTAATAAGTTTAAAGTTGTAGTAGATGCAACTGGTAAAGTCGTTGGAACCCACCCTTCAAAAGTTCAAGCACAAGCACAACTTGGAGCATTATATGCAAATGTCCCAGATGTTAAAAAAGAACGTGGAACAATCGCAGGAGATTCTTCAGCTAATTCTGGTCGTATAAGCGGTGGAGTTGGCTGGAAAATTGAATTTAATACACCAGATTGTCAACATGGTTGGTCAGTAATTAAAGTTGGGTCGGGACAATCAATAGGCTGTTTCTTTAAAGAAGAAGATGCAGAAGCAGCATTGGCAGCATTAGCTGTAACAGAACCAGTAGTTAAATGTATGACTTGTGGATGTGATATGCCAGGAGTTGACCATATCTGCATTGATAGTGATGTTAAAAAAGATGATGTCTCTGGTCAAACAAAACAAAATGAACAAGATGGAATTGGTTCATTGAATTTTTGGAATGGATCATTTGCTCCCGTAATTGGCGGTCAGGTGTCTGGAGGGTGGATGTCAACATATAATTCTCCTCCACAGCATGATGGTAAGCAAAGTGTAGGGTTTGGCAACCATAGCGATCCAAAGGGTCGCAGTAACCAATAAAATCTGATATAATATATACACAGGATGCCTTCGGGGTTCTGAATCTAACTAACTTGCTGAAAAGGAGCTAAGTAAAATGACACATCTAAAAAATAATAATATCTACACATACAACTCAGCACATCCATTTACAACTTTGGATACATGGTTTAACGATCCATTTTTTTTAGGATTTCATGACCAATTTGCTAGATGGGAAACAAATAAAAGTACAACATCTTCATTCCCACCATACAATGTAAAAAAGATTGACGAAGACAACTATATTGTTGAATTAGCAATCGCTGGTTATGATCGTGATGAAATTAATGTAACAGTAGATAAAGATACATTGGTTGTCAAGAGTGAACGTGAAAATGAAGATAAAGCAGATTACCTACATAAAGGTATTGCTGGACGCAATTTCACACAAACTTTCACGTTAGGCGAATATATGATTGTTAAATATGCTTCACTTGATAATGGAATGCTTACCATCAAAATTGAACGGGAAGTTCCAGAAGAAGCCAAGCCTAGACAAATCAAGATCAAATAAGGTATAATAATAGTACATCCCTGCTGAGTTTCTCTGCAGGTCAAGGACCTGAGCATGTCTGCGTAAAACTGCTCATATTTATTTATAATGTATAATTAGATATATGAAAAAGTCTTTTGCTTATGTATCCTTTTATTTTCATAAATATCCAGCAAGAATGGGTGGGTATATATCCGCTCTTATCTTAAATACGGCTATTTATTTCAAAGGATTCCCAACAGGACTACTTATTCCAACTGCTATGATTATAATCATATTGGGCGAAGGTACTCAAAGACTTGAAGATAAGAAAACTTTAAAAGCTTTATACACAGAAAATGATAAAGATAGACCAGATGATGATATACTATTAGATATGCTTACAACAATAGAAACAAGAAGTGAAAGTAAAGGTGATGGTAAGAGATGAATGAAAATTTAGTTAACTGCTTGAAAGAGTTGCAGTCAATGGCTATGAAAATGTATACTCAAAGTCATGGGTATCATTGGAATGTTGAGGGTCGTAATTTCAAACAAGATCATGCATTCCTTTTAGAGATCTATGAAGATGTATTTGATTCTATTGATGCATATGCTGAGAACCTTAGAAAAATAAAAGTTAAAGCACCTTTTGGCTTGATGCAATTACTAAATAATAGCATTATTCCTATTAATGATAGTCTTGACTTAACTTCTGAGCAAATGTTTGCTGAGTTAAGCAAAACAAATTTACAAATAATTGATAAATTGAAAAATGCTTTTGATGTTGCTACAGAAGCAAAAGAAAATGGAATTGCTAACTTTTTAGCAGATAGACAAGATAAACATTCTTTCTGGCAATGGCAGTTGACAGCGACCTTGAAATAATAGTATAATACAAATACAATTTGATAAAAGGTCTTCGTAAAGAAGACCTTTTTTCATTTGGGGCTAAAGCATTAAAGTGATGCTCAGGACTTTTAATCCTGAGAAGAAGGGGCAGTACCTTCTAGTCCTACTGGGATATAGTGTAACGGTAGCACAAGAGCTTCCAAACCTTTTGGAGTGGGTTCAATTCCTACTATCCCTGCCAAGCCCTTATAGCTCAGTGGATAGAGCAGATCGTTTCTACCGATAAGGTCGGGAGTTCAAATCTCTCTAAGGGTGCAAAATATCAATAATAATGTATAATAAGAGATGAGGAAGTGTAATATGGAATATGATCCATCAGATGAAGAACATCAAGCAATAATGGAGTATCTTATCTCAGAAGGTGCTGCAACACTTGAAGGAATTGATGAAGATGGTGAAGCTATATACCAGTTTGATATGGAAATTTTGGAAGAAGTCATGCCAGAATTACATGCAGTAATGCAAGAAGATATGGATCAAGTTTTGGTTGATTTGTATCAAAAAGGCTTAATTGAAGTATCTTATGATGAAGATCTAAACGCAATTATGTCTATTTCAGAGCAAGGTAAAGTTGCATTGATAGAGGCAGGATTTGATTTAGATGATTCAGAAGAACTATAATCTAATAAGGTGGTGATTTAAAAATGGATAATAACCAACAAAGCAAAGAGGGTGGTCTTTCACAACCAGCATCAGCAACACCAGTAGCAGAAGCAACTGGCCCAGGTGCCCCTTTAGTTTCAGATGCTAAGACTGATCTTGGCGTTAATGCACCAGGTACTCTAAACGTTGGCTCCCCTTTCACGGGGCGTGATGTTTCAATGACCACTCCACAACATGCTGGAGGAAATATCACGACAACAGAAGTAGGGTCTAAATAAAATGGAACTAGTACAAAAAAGAGAATTTTCAGATGAGAAGCGTAAAGAATTAGCAGACAAAGGTCA